GTCAGCGAGTTTCCCCGACCGGGCCGTTTAGGCCGATGCCGACGACGACGCAGCGTGGTTACGGTGCGGCGCATCAGAAGCTGCGGGCCAACTGGGCGCCGCTTGTGGCGGCGGGCCGTGTGGTGTGCCGGCGTTGCGGGCATCCGATTGGTCGGCGTGAGAAGTGGGATCTCGGTCACGACGACAACGATCGGTCGCGCTACACCGGGCCTGAGCACGTCCGCTGCAACCGAGCTACTGCGGGCCGGCGCCGGGTGCGTGTGTCGCGTACGTCGCGGGTGTGGTGAGCGGTGAGCGTCGTCGAGGCGGTGCAGGCCGACATCGCCGCGCTCGGCTCGCGGGCGGTCGGGTCGACGCTCGCGGAGACGGCGTTGGCGTTGGCGCGCGAGCTCGACAAGCCGAAGAACTCCGCGACGAGCAAGAGCATGTGTGCGAAGGCGATGATCGATGTGTTGCGCGAGCTGTGGTCGCAGGCGCCACCGAAGCGGGAGGCTGATGGTGTCACCGATCTCAACGCTGAGCGCGCCGCCCGTCGTGCAGGGGTCGCAGTCCCCGCGGATTCTTAGCTTCCCGCCGTACGTGTCTTCGTCTGGTGCTGAGGCTGTGAAGCTCGCGGCGATGGCGGGCCTGATCCTCGATCCGTGGCAGGAGCTTGTCCTGTTGCATGGGATGGGCGAGCTGGCGAACGGATCGTGGGCGGCACTTGAGGTCGGATTAGAGGTCAGCCGACAGAACGGAAAAGGGGGCGTCGACGAGGCCCGGGAACTCGCCGGCCTGTTCCTGCTCGAGGAGAAGTTGATCGTCCACAGCGCGCACGAGTTTCCGACGGCTGAGGCTGCGTTGGAGCGCATGGCGATCATCATGGAGTCCTGCCCGGACTTCGAGCGTCGTATCCGGACGATCAAGCGGTCGCACGGCCAGGAGGGCATCTACCTCAAGAGCGGCCAGGCACTGCGGTATCGGACGCGGACGAAGGGCGGCGGGCGCGGCCTGACCGCTGATTGCGTGGTGCTCGACGAGGCGATGCACATTCCCGAGGCGATGCTGAACGCGTTGTTCCCGACGCTGTCGGCGATCAGGAATCCGCAGCTCTGGTACACGGGTTCGGCGGTCGATCGGGAGACGATGAACGACGGTGTCGTGTTCGCCCGGCTGAGAGAGCGCGGGCTGAAGGGCAACGACCCATCGCTCGCGTACTTCGGGTGGTCAGCGCCGTTTGAGCATCCGTCGCTGGTGACCGAGGAGGCCGCTCGCGATCCGGAGATGTGGGCGCAGGCGAATCCGGCGCTGGGAATCCGGATCTCACCGGAGTACATCACGGCGGAGCAGCGGTCGATGTCCGCCCGAGGGTTCGCGGTTGAGCGTCTCGGTGTCGGTGACTGGCCCGCGACGGATCCCAATCCGGATCGCAAGATCGAGCAGGACGCGTGGGATGCCTGTTGCGACCCGAAGTCGGCGCCGGTCAATCCGGTGTGTCTCGCTTTCGACACGACACCGGACCGCTCGAGCACCGCGATCTGCGCGGCGGGGTACCGCAAGGATGGTCTCGCGCACATCGAGGTCGCGGACCTTCGGACCGGCACGTCATGGGTGCGCAAGCGGATGGTCGACCTGATCGTGAAGCATGAGCCCGTCGGTGTGGTGTGGGCGAAGGGCTCGCCGGCGGCGTCGCTTGTCGCCGGGATCGAAACTGAGCTTGCGGATCGCGGCATCGTGTTCGAGTTGCCGGGCGCGTCGGCGGAGGATCATGCGAAGGCGTGTGGCGTGATCTTCGACGCGATCACCGACACGACGCTGCGTCATCTCGGCACGACGGAGCTCGGTGTGGCGGTCGGTGGCGCGCAGACCCGGAAGATCGGTGAGGCGTGGCTGTGGTCGCGCGCGTCGAGTGCGGTGTCGATCGCTCCGCTCGTGGGTTGCACGCTGGCGTTGTGGGGCTTGGCGACGATCATGCCGCCCCCGCCACCGGTGGACCTATCTCGTATGCGGATCAGGAGGGTGTGACCTTGTCAACGACCGTAGTCCTGATCATCTCGCTGTCGTCGGTAGCGATCGTCGCCATCATCTGCTTCGCGCAGTACCGGACGACGATCGCTGGGCTCGCGCGCGACGAGCTCAAGAACGAGCGTGATGCCGACGACCGGGAGGCCCGCCGCGGCGTCGACGCGGCCGTGGCTGCGTTGCATCGCCCGACCGGCCCGGAAGACGGGACGGTCATCGGTGTGCATGTCGGCGGTCAGATCGTGCGCGGCAAGCGCGTCATGCGTTCCGAGGCGGCAGCGGACGGCTGGATCGTGCTCGACGGCGCGGAACTGCTGGACGGTGCCGCGCAGCCACGGCCGCTCGGTGGCCGTCAGTGGCTCGCTGTCTCGTCGTGGATGCAGGAGATGACGTGAGGGAGGTGACGCATGACGACGGTCCTTGACCCGCTGAACCGCCCCATCGAGATCGCGCAGGGCCGCGGCGACCTGCGCTACTCCAGCGTCCCGTCTTCGTGGGGCGACTGGGGGTCATCGTCCGTCGCGCTCGCCGGCTCGCGGCGCGTCAGCTTCGCGAATGTCTTCGCGACGCAGCCGATGGTCGCCGCCGCCGTGATGTGGCTGCTCGCCGAGAGCGTCCGGGTCCCGCTGAAGCTGTACCGCCGCACCGGCGATGACAGCCGCGAGCGCCTGCGCGCCGAGGACCATCCGCTGGCCGCGGCGATTGCGGACCCGTGGGACCGGGGCGCCGCGTGCCAGCTCGTCATGAGCCTGCTCGGGTCGCTGAGCGTGCACGGCAACAGCGTCATGGAGATCGAGCAGGGCGCCCGCAACGTCATCCGGTTCATCCCCGCGGACTATCGGTTCGCATGCCCGATCCGGCCGTGGCGAGATGTGATCGCGGGCTGGACGCTCGACGAGGACGCTCCCGATATCAAGCGGACAGTGAGCGTCGACAACGTGCTGCATGTCGCATGGTGGTCGCCGCTCGGGCCGCTCGGCGTCAGCCCGTTGCAGCAGCTCGGGACGACCTTGAACATTGAGGATGCGGCGCAGCGCCATCAGCGGTCGATGCTGTCGAATGGCGCGCGGCCACCGTCAGCGATCGTCGCGAACGCCGAGTTCCTCGGGCAGTCCGAGCCCTTCCAGACGCAGATGATGGAGCAGTTGCGCGAGGACATCACGGACCTGTACTCCGGTCCCGACAACGCCGGGCGCCCCGCGCTGCTGCCCCCGGGCCTGGACTGGAAGCCCGTCGGTCATACGGCCGTCGAGGCGCAGCTGATGGAGCAGCGGATCGTCAACCGTGCGGAGGCCGGCGCGATCTTCCGGATCCAGCCGGGCTGCTTCGGCTACGGCTCGGAGAAGACGGATACGAACCTCGATGCGCAGCGCACGAGCAGCTATGTCGATGGGCTCGCACCGCCGCTGATCCTGATCGAGCAGTGCATGAACGCGCAGATCGTCGGCGCGCTGCTGCGCGAAAAGGATGTCTACGCCGAGTACGACTTCGCCGGGATTCTGCGCGGCGACCGGCTGAAGGAGGTCGAGGCGTTGCGCGAGAGCATCGCGTCGGCGCTGATGACGCCGAACGAGGCGCGCGCCACGCTGAACTTGCCGCGCGCGCACGTCGACGGCATGGACACCTGGTACCTGCCTCGCAACAACCTCGTGAGCGTCGAATCCCCGTACGACGGCGTACCGACCGGATCCGGCAGCCCGCTGACCGAATGAGAGGCCACATGCCCGACACACAGACCGTTCTCGACCGGGCCCGTGAAGCCGGTGTGCCGCCGCTGCTGCTGTCCGGGTCGCCCTGGGCCCTTCGTCGCGACATGCTTGCGCAGGTCATGCAGGCCGCACGGTTCCCGGACCACGCCGGCGGCACGATCCGCGTCGCCGCAGCGGCGCCGGAACGCACGATGCGCGGTGTCGCGACGATCCCGCTAACCGGCGTCATCACGCCGCACGGCTCGTTCCTCGATTTCCTGTTCGGCGGCGGCGGCGGCCTCGTCGGCTTCACGGAGCTGTTCGACGAAGCGATGGCGTCCGAGGAGGTCAACGCGATCGTCATCGACGTGGACTCGCCGGGCGGCCTCGTTGACTTGGTGCCGGAGACGGCGCAGCACATCCGTGAAGCGCGAGGGCAGGGCAAGCCAATCGTGGCTGTCGCGGACACGCTGATGGCATCCGCCGCGTACTGGATCGCGGCGCAGGCGGACGAGATCGTCGTCACACCATCGGGCTACGCCGGGTCGATCGGGGTGTACCGCGTCCACGTCGACGCGTCCGGCCTCAACGAGCAGCTCGGCCTGAAGGTCACCTACGTATCGGCAGGCGAGTACAAGACGGAAGGCAACTCCGACGCGCCGCTTTCCGACGAGGCTGAGGCCGACTGGCAGCAGGCCGTCGACGACGCGTACGGTCTGTTCGTCGATGACGTTGCCGCCGGTCGCGGCGTGACGGCCGCGACGGTGCTCGCCGACTACGGGCAGGGGCGCGTGATGAACGCTAAGCGCGCGCTGTCCGCCGGGCTTGTCGATCGCGTCGACACGTACGACACCGTCATCGGCAAGTTGCTCGGCGCGTCGGCAACGGTCGATACCGGGATCGCGGCGCAGCTCGCTGAAGTGCAGTCCGCGCTCGAGCGCGCGGAGGCGCAGATCGCCGAGCTGTCGGCAAGCGCTGTGCTGGACGATGAGACTCCCGTGCTGTCCGCCGAGGATCGCCGGGAGATCGCAGCGATCCTCGCCCGCTAGAACTTCGCCCCGTCTGGGGGCGGCGAACACGCGGCCAACCGGCCGCACAACCCAGTCCCCCACATGGGAGGGATCCATATGGCTACGGCCACCGTCGGTCTCAAGGACCGTCTGAAGGAAGTCCGCGCGGACATCGACACGATGCGTGACGAGAAGGCCGCCGCAGACAAGGAACTCCAGGCGGCGCAGGAGGCGTTCGCGAGCGCCGAGACGATGTCGCGCGACTCCAAGGAGTTCAAGGACGCCAAGGAGGCCGTCCGCACCGTCGGCGAGATCGGCGACCGACTGGCCGAGGCCGCAGCTCTCGAGGTCGACATCCTCGAGATGATGGGCGCCAGCCACGACCAGATCGCGCGCGACAAGGCACCCGATCAGCGCCACCGACAGAACGAGTCAGAGC